TATGCGGATTTATATATTTCTGCAATCGAAAATATAACAATAATAGAATATGTAAATATCTTCGATATAATAATTGAACTATTAGCATATGATGAAATAGCTATTACTGAAAATATAGATATTTTATTGCCTAACTTATTTATAGATTCTAATGATAATGTAAGTGTGGTCGAGGGCCTAAGTATATTCCTCCCAGAATTAAATACTTATGTGTTCTCGGCTATATCCATTGTTGAATTTGTAACTTCTGAAATATTAAGTTATATCCCTACTATTGAAGTTAATGAAGATATATCAGTAACTGAATTTATAATAGTACATGGTATTGTGATAGAGCTGTGTGTGCAAGAAGATATATTAATAACTGAAAATATAAATTTTGACATCCCTAATTTTATCAATGTTGTAGATTTTGTTTTTGTGCTAGAATATATTGTAACCGATATTGAAGTAGAAATTTCGGTCTTTGAAACAATCGCCGTTCTTGATGCGGTAGAAAGAATATTTACTTTGTCTGCAGAAACGTACGCAAGGATATACACGATAGTACCAAGACAGAGAGTATTCACGATAACACCAAGGCAAAGAGTGTTTACTAGGGAGAAGACTGGATATGAGGTTAATTTTTCAGAAACATAAGGAGAACCAATGAGGCCAACACCAGAACTAACAAAACGCCCAGATGAGATGTATCCCGTAGGGATCAAACTGGTTTCACCAGACTTAGAGCAGGGCGAGACAATCCAATCTTGCACCGTAACCATTACCCCTGACGAAGCGGGGGGCTTGAAGACATCAGGATCAGTGGTAATCGATCAAGATACTGTTGAGCAAGTTATTTATGGTGGTATTGCAGGAAGCGAATACAGGGTTTATTTTGAAACAATTACGTCGGGCGGTCATGTCTACGAAGATATGATCTTTGTAAAAGTTAGAAACTTAGAATAGGAGGTTATGTATGGATATTTATATTACTAGAGCGGAATTAAGGTTGCCTCCTTACTCGGTAAGTGCAGACACTGACGCAACGTACCTAGAGGTATTACAAGAGATAACAAAAACGACTGTAGATAACTTATGTAAACAAGAATTCTCTCAAGAAGGAGCAGTAGACTCTTATGTGGAGAAGAAGATAAGTGGTACAGGGAAAGATACAATATTTATGCCCAAGCGCTTAGTTACATTGGAGAAGGTAAGGATATACTCTAGCTCTACAGGATATATAGATTATGAAGTCGGCAATTTCAATGTAGAAAAGAAATTCATTACATGGAATAATTTTTCAGATATACAAGGATCAGCTAGGCTTTCTGTATATGATTTTCCTAAAGGCAATTACAATATTGGTGTGTTCGGTGTATGGGGATGGGAAGAAGTGCCGAAACCCATTAAGTATCTACAAGGAAGACTCATTCAGAAAATACTTGAAGACGGATCATTCGCTAATAAGTTCAAGAGTGAAAAAGCGGGAGATTTTAGTTATATGATAGCTGATCAAGATGCAAAGATTCTCGGGGATATGGAATTAGATAGAATTATAAAGCAATATAAGGAGCCATTGACTTATGCTGTTGTCTAATATTAGAAAATTTTTCAATAATACGATCACAGTTTATCGGAGAGAGAACATTGACGATAATAAGGGTGGATATATATCTAAGTTTAAAAAGAAATACTGGGATGTAGCCTGCAGGATATATGGCCTTAGAGGTCCATCTTATAAAATTGGATTTGATGGTGAAGATTACCTAGTAACCAGAAAACTCATGGCGGGGAGAGACGACGACATAAAAGAAGGGGATAAGATTACAGATGATAAATATGGGAATTCTTATTTAATCCTTAGTTCTTATCCCGTTAATGAAATCAGAAAGGTAAGCCATATTGAGTGCTTACTTACCAGAGTGGAAGGAGTAGCTCAATGAAGAATAACTTTAAAGTGACAGGGGTTAAGGAAACAATCGCTAAATTGAATCTGATTGAACAGGACGTGAGAAGCCGAGGTCAAGAAGTTATGTTTAAGGCGGGGACTATTGTCCAAGCTAGAGCGCAAGAAAATATCGACGGTCAACACGGACATGATCGCCATAGAGTGACGGGTAATCTTTTCAGGAACATAAAAACAAAAGCAGGGTGGGCGTCTCTTAATGAGTTAGTGGCCGTTGTGGGGACAGATGTCGGTTACGCACCTTATGTTGAGGCATTAGCTGATGGAGGGTATTTATACCCCGCATTGTTAGAAACTGCCTCTAGGGTATTGCTTTACTTAAAGAATGAACTAAGAAAGATTGCAGAGGGGGTAGCATGAAAGGTTTATACGAAGGCATTAATGATATTCTAGAAAATGATACAGATTTAAAAGCAATGGTGGCATTCACACAGGAGAAAAAGAACATTAGAAGAGCCTATATTCCTGCAGGAGTATGGAATAGACTCATTATTTTTTATTTACAAGCGGATATAGTTATGACTGACTTTATGCCACAGATAAGAGAAGTACCCTTAATTGTAAGGATATACGATAAAGAGAGTGATTTGAATTGCGATGCAATGGGAGAAAGAGTTATCCTATTATTGGATGGATCCAATCTCTCAACCGAAGGGGAAGTACAGTCTTATAGCTGTTCTTATCTTGGAGAGTTAATGGCCGTGAACTATAGTGATAAACAGAAAGCATACGAAAAGGTGTTGAGGTTCAAGATTATCGCAAGACAAATCGGAGTTAGTAATAGTGGATATCCTACTAGGCGTAGAGATTACAACTGGTGGGATTAAAGAGGAGGTAGAATATGAGTGACTACAATGCAAACAGTGTGTTGATAGGTGTAGGAATGCTCAAAGTCGACGGCGTAAGCATGGGTTATACTTCTGGTGGTGTTACTTTAATTAACACTACTGACAAAATGGACAAAGAAGTTGACCAGAGTTATGCGGCGATTGGAATCCACAAAATTCGTGAGAGTTTTGAAATTAGAACTAATCTAGCGGAAGCTACATTGGAGAATTTAAAGATCGCTTGGGAGCAAACAGAAGCGGTTGTAACTGGAGTGGGAACTAAAACATTATCATGGGGTATGAATCCCGATGTAATCGAGTACACACTCGAGTTCCACGGAAAGTCTCCTGATCAATTAGACCGTAAGTTCAGTGTATACAAAGCGGTAGTTTGGGAAGTAGGTGAAATGGTTCACCAAAAAGATGCTCTAACTGTGATTCCTGTAACTTTCAGGGTACTACCTGATATTTCAAAGGGCGCAGGGAAAGAGTATGGGGAAATAGTTGATACAACTACGTAAGTAGTATCAAATAAAAAAAGGAGGATTGGTTATGTCTGAAGAAGAAAAAAAAGTGAGTTCAGTTGAAGAGTACAGAAACATGGTAGGTGTAGTACATGATATAGTGCTACCATCTGGGCAGAAATTTAAGGTCAAGAAACTGTCTGTTATGGACTATATAAAAGAAGGGTTAACGGATATTCCTAACGAGTTCTTTTCTTTTATTAAAGAACTGCAGACTGATGGAAGGATAGCAAACCCAGAGGCCGAAAATGCCAAAGAAAGTTTTAAACTCTTTGAGAAATATCTAAAAATCTCAGTAGAAAAAGGCGTAATTAATCCTCCTATCACTTTTCGCTATGATAAGGAAAAAGTGGATACGCACTTGTTATATCCCGAATTATCTAAAGAAGACCAAGTGTTCTTGGTTGACTATATAGTTGGGAAAAATGACAAATAACCTAGAAGCGTTCTTTAGAGAGAGAAATCTAATCTCAATGGTTGATTCATTTGCGAGGGCATATCATATGACACCATATGAAGTGTTAACAAAAATGACTATTTATGAGTTCTCGATTAATATAGCAATGTTTGTAATAGGGAACATAGAAGAGAATGAGCGTTTAGAAAGAGCTAGTGGAAAAAAGAGTAGTAATAACTTTAAGGACTGGGGAATCAGCAGAGTAGTAAAGAAAAAAGGGGAATAGTATGGCTTTAGAATTTGCGGCATTATCAGTAAGGATAGGGGCTAACATAGGGGAACTCAGCCAAAAGCTGAACTCTGCCTCTGGTAAAGTTAATAGGTTCGCTACACGAGGCGCACAATCTATGAAATCAATGGCCATGGGTATGCAGGAACTTGGCACAAAAATGCTATTCGTGGGTGCAGCCGCAACAGGAATGACTGCCCTAGCCGTAAAAGAATTTGCTACTTTTGAAAAGGGTCTTGCTGATATAGCGATATTGCTAGGAAAAGATAAGTCAGCAATGGAAGGCATTGAGGACACAATAGTTGACGTTGCGAGAACTACAGGAACGGCTACTGATGACTTAGCCAGAGGCTTCTTTGATGTTCAATCAGCAGTTGGAGATACGACTAAATCCTTAGACATATTCAAAGCCGCTAATGATCTGGCGATTGCAGGCGGAGCGGAGTTTGGAGAAACTTCAAGAGGACTAGTTACTCTAATGGAAGCATACGGAGATTCTTTGGAGGGAGCGGCCGACGGTGCAGATCTAATGTTTAAGACGCAAGTTTTCGCTAGAGCAAGTATCTCGGAGTTGGCTACGGCGACAGGACAATTTTTGCCAATGGCATCAGATCTACAGATATCCGTAGAAGACGCTATGGCCGCATTTTCAAAAATGACCGTTTCAATCGGTAACACAAGTGAAGCGTCAACAGCGATGACTGGTGTTTTAAGAAGTTTATTAAAACCAACAGATGAACTGCAGGAAAAAATGCAGGAATGGTTTGGGATGACAGCCCAACAAGCGGTAGCCCAAGGCAAGTTCCTCGATATAATGGAAAGGTTGGGAGAAGTAGAGAAAGAAGAAATCGGCCGTTTAGTTCCTAATATTAGAGGTCTAAAAGGTTTGCTCGCCGTATCTAAAGATATAAACGACGTAAAAGAGAAATCCATAGCGCTGACGGAAAGGTCAGGTATTGTCGATCAAGAGAAGACCACCCAGATGGAGACAATGGCTAGAGCCACAAAGATAGCCAAAGAGAATTTTGACGCTTTAATCAGGGAAGCTGTAAGGCCTCTTATTCCACTTATTGATAAATTAGCAAGAGACGTGATCCCTGCGATCACAAAAAGCATAAGTGAGTGGTTCGAGGCAAACGAAGAGTTAATTAAAGAGGCCTTGGAACCATTAGCAGCTCAGATCCAAGCATTCGCCACAGAAACTGTACCCGCCATGGTTAAATCAATGAAGGAGTGGGCTAAAGAGAACGAAGTGCTGATACAAAAGATAATCAGATTTGGTACGGTATTCGGTCCTGTGCTACTTATATTGGGAAGTTTAGCAATGATACTAAGCCCTATCTTATATATGTTTGCAAGCCTAGTGGGTATCGTAGGCAAGGTTGCATTCGTAATCGGGAAACTAACCCCTATCCTTGCATCAGTCGGTCCATTGATAGCGGGGATATCCGCCACTACGTTGGCAATGGTAGCGGCTCTAGCATACCTTGCAATTACCCTAGGTCAGACTATCCAATTATTTATGGAAATGAAACAAGCCGAAGAAGATCTGCAAGAAAGGCAAGAGCAGGCCGCATCCAGTACAGAAAAATATGCTGAAAAACTTGCAGAGGCATACGATAAGATAGTGGGAAGCTATAAAGACTTGAGTGACGAGGAAATACAGGCAATAGCAGACCAAAAACAAAGGATAGAACTCTTCAAGGAGAAAGCAAGGGTTATGCATGAAGATGGCAAGTTGACAGAAGAAGAAACAAAAGCCATTGGCCTTGAAACAGATGAGTTGCAGGAAAACTGGAGGATGATATCAAGCGCTATCCAAGCCCGTGGTAATCTAACCGAAGCAAAGAAGACAGAGGTCGAAGAATTTAAAAAAGGTACTGGTGAACAAGTTGATGCAGAAGGAAAGTTGATTACTTCCATAGATGGGGTAACGGATGCAGTAGTGTTCAGCAATATGACCCAGAGAGAAGAGATAGCCCGTACTAATTTAATGGTTAAAGAAGCGATTCAAATAATGGAGCAATACAAAAAAGTTGCGGCCGCTTCAAAAAGAAGTTACGAGGCTAGTCAAGAAGTACAAACTAGCGGGGATGAATCCGTAAGAAGATTTCAAAGAGGCACAGAATATGTTATGTCTACAGGCACAGCACTTATACATAGAGGCGAGAAGATTATACCCGCTCATGTAGCATCAGGAGTAGGAAGCGAAGCTCCGCAGATAACGTTAGTCGTCGGGCTAGAGCCAGATCTAGTAAACAGCATGATAGATCCCAATGCCATAATCAACATCGTAGGAAAAGACATTGTGAATAGGGGTCCTTTGAGTACAGTGATAAGAACCAAGAACCAAGTATAAAGGAGACGGTGTGAAAAAGTCAATTTTTATCGGCGTCATCACCACAGGGGAAATGGATGCAAGGCTTTCCTTCGCCCTTCCCGTACTAGCAAGTGATCCTAGATTCACAGTACAGATAAGACCTTTTATTGGGAGGCCTGCCTCGCATAATAGGAACGGAGCCGTCAAAAAATTTTTAGAAAGCCAATATGATTATTTCATGATGATTGACGATGATATTATCCCACCTATGAATATCCTAGATTTAGTGGAAATGGATAAAGACGTAATAGGTGCGGTCTGCCCTCAATGGAAGATGAACGACTTGTTGTGGGTGGTTATGGATAAGGTCGAGAATGGATATAAACAAGTACCAGTAGACAGGCGAAAAGGGATGCAGGAAGTTGACGCAGTAGGATCAGGTTGTCTTGTGATGAGGAGAAATGTCCTAGAGAGTATCTGCGCCCCATTTTCAAGACAATGGACAAAAGAAGGCCTGCAGAAGCTAGGTCTTGATTTTTCATTTTGCGAAAAGGCGAAAGAAAAAGGATTCAAGATATACACACACTGGGACTATCTCTGCGATCATATCAAGAGTGTTAGTTTGCTAGATATTTATAGGTTGATAACGAGGGAAAATAATGTCGGGTAATTTATTTTATTCACTTAATCAAGGCGGTACGATTGCCGTATACCAGACATTCGAGAGTCTAGGATTTAATGGAGACAATAACCCTACTGGGGGAATATATCCCGATGGATTATTGACTCCGTGGCTTGATTTAAAATATAATCTAGCTATTAGTAATGGAGATTTAATCGGTGCAACCGATATTAAAATAACTAGATATAAAGGGATGTCCGACGTAGTTAAAGACAGCATAGCTACTGTAGCTTCTGATGGAGTTGGCGTTGCATGGAGAGGTGGTAATCTATATTCGCTGGATGAAGTTACCGCTAAAGTTTATAAGCATAGTGGATTCTCTACGACTATTACAGATAGTTTTAGTATGCCAGGTAGCGAACCAAAAGATATTGCCTTTGATAATGGTGGCAACATGATAAGTTGTGACAAAACTACAGATAAAATTTATTTACATAGTGGATTTTCTTCAACGATTCTTGATTCATTTAGTGCCAGTAATAGAGTCGGCGTTACTTGGGATGGAAGCAATATTGTATCTTGTACTAGCGGTGGTCAAAGAAGTGTTATGTATAAACATAGTGGATTTTCTCCGACCATCTCTGCTTCATTCTTTTTTGGCCTAGCCATAGCAGGAAACGCAGAAACTCATGGCATTGCGTGGGCTGACCCAGCAACAAACAGAGTAGATGTTGCTAAGACAATTGATATAACAGAGTCTGTCGATTTTTTTGGATTACCATTGAGCCTCGAAATAGACGAAGACATAATAGCCTTGGATGTTGTATCGAATATAGGGCATGTGTATTTTGTTGATGTCCATGACAGCGTTTCCATAATTGAGGACGTAGACCTTTTAGTCGGTGCGCTCAATATTTTCTCGCTAGAGGATATCGCTATACAAGAATCTGTTAATATTGTAGATCTAATAGTTGAGCTATCGGTTTACGAAGATGTATCAATCACTGAATGGAATATGATGGCTTTAGAGGTAATAGATCTTTTAATATTTGAGGATATTATAGTTGCCGATGTTCCAATAATTAATCTACCGTATGGTATCCAAGCTATAGAATATATAAGCGTCGAAGAATTGATAAGTATGAACGACATCATAGTCGAGATGCCACTCGTATACGAAACAATGACAGTATCGGAAAGTGTGACTATTGGCGCACCGTTCGATGACTTTGCGTCTTTTTTAAGAAAACTTCCCTTTACTGAAATAAGTCACATACGGGTAGATACCGTAGAGTATAACGGTATAAGAAAGTCAATTAATAGATGGGGCAGAGACAAGAAACAATTCAATATAAATTTTGCTATAAGCAATAAATCCGACGCTATATCGGCAAGAGTTTATTTTGATAATTATGTCGGGCAAGTATTTCGTTTCAAGAGTCCGCTAGACAATGTATTGTACAATGTAAGATTTTTGACTGATTCCTACAGACTAGAAAGAAGACACTTTGATGTTTATTATGCAAGCGTGTCGTTGCTAGAGGTATTTTAATGGATATAGATGTAAATGTTTATGATGTTGTAAATTTAACTCAGGATGTTAATCTATTAGTAGATGAGCTGTATACTTCAATTTTTGAAAGTATAGTCACATCAGAGTGGGTAGGAATCAATGACTTAGTAGTTGAACTGGGGATAGATGAAGCAGTCACAGTAGAAGAGTATGCGTCCGTAACCCCAGTATTCGACTTCTCATCTTTTTTAAGAGGACTACCATTTATAGAGACAACGGAACATAAGATTGAGTCCATAGAATACTCAAACGGAATAGAGCAGTTAATTGATAGATGGGGTAGAGGCAAAAGACGTTTTAATATAACATTCCCAATAAGCCACCTTGACGAAGCCACCCCAGTAAGAGATTTTTTTATTGCCAATGTGGGGTCTAGCTTTCAATTTAGGAATCCACTTGACGATATAGTTTATGATGTAGAGTTTGTACCGAACTCGTGGGAGATGGAAAGAAGATTTTATAGCACGTATTATGCGCATGTCGCATTAATTGAGGTATTTTAATGAGAAGCACACATGACGATTTCAAAGAAAGAAAAAATAAGATAGCCCAAGCGATAACACCCATATTTTTATACTCTATAAGATATGACGAAACATCTAATCTATGGTTAAGATTTACAAGTTACTCATCTGATGTAACTTTTGACGGCATCACTTACACGAAGGAAGCTATAAATCACGCAACTATAACCGAAACATTATCAGGAAGAATTGAGAAGGTACGAGTTAATATACAGAATATCGATAGGAATATGCAATATTATATCGACAACTATGATGCTTTAAAGGATCAGCCTGCATTGCTCACCATGGTATGGAAAGAAACACTTGACAATCCTCTGTGTTTCATAGAGGACGAGTTTGTAGTAGAAAGCGTATCCTCCAATGAAAGGGAAACAAAGTTAGTCTTTGGATCACCTCTAGACGTAGTTAGCCTATTTATACCACGGTGTATTTTTTCAATGTATAGATGTAGATTTGAATTCAAGGATAGCAATTGTAAATATGTAGGTGCAGAATCATCTTGTAAAAAGAATCTAACTGCCTGCAAAGCATATAGCAATGAGGAGAATTTTGGAGCATTCCCAGGCGCAACTTTAAAAAGGATGTTAATTAAGTAATGTATGTACGAAACAAAATCTGGCAAGATCCTATTTTAACCTCACAGAACGAATCAGTTTGGGAGAATACAATAGTCTTTGACGCCGAGGCCATAGATATACAACTAAAACTGATGGGTTATGGATGGAAGCCTAGCGGAAGTGATGAAAACTTAGTCGTGCTGAATTTCGGGAGATATAACTGTTATTATAGAGAAGTAGGAACGACGCCTTGGATCAAGTTTGCAACAGTAATTTCAGAAAGAGACGATTGGTCATCATCTAGTGTTTATAGAGACACATTTATAACTTTAGGAAAAAAAGATAACAAGAAATATGAAATTAAAATAATAGCGGCTGACGGTGAAAAATTCACAGCATGGGGAGGCTCATTGGAAGGCATAACATCGGGAGGACAATTTTGGTATAACCTACAAATGAGAACCGACGCACCATACTCTATAAGAGTCAACGATAGTGTGTCTATTGCCGAGCAACCTTGGGTGGGTTTTGATCCAACTTATTTTGATTTATTTGAAGAGACATCAATAGTAGAAAACGCAATTTGCGATGTTATCATTGGGTTTGATATTTATGATACAATAAGTATAAATGACATAGGGACAATAGTCATGGTGATGCAGATTGTACCGTTTGATACAATCAATAAAACAGAAGTTGTTTTGATAGAAGTAGTGTGATAGGAGTAGATGATGAGTGTAGAAATTTTATTTGCGCAATTAAGTGATTCAACCGAAGCTCTTTATGATCCATCATTATTCAATGTGTCCGATCTGGACTTAGAAGAGAGCAGGACTTATAATATAGACGGCGCCAGAATGACAACTGAAGCGGGGGGAAGTATCCCTGTTATTTATGGACGTCATGTCATTGCCCCAACCCTTGTAAACGTATTTATCGAAGAAGGTGAAAACCTAACATATAACCTTTTAATGGGCGTTTGTGAAGGCGAGATAGAGAGTATAAGCAACGTTAAGCTCAACGGTGCAAGAGTAGAGGAATATTTTGGTGGTCCGTCAGGAGCAGATCCATATTCGAGTAATGCAGAAGTAACCACCAGAATGGGAACTGCAGACCAAGATTGGGTTGAAAATTTTTCAGATATCCATTCAGTAGTGCCAGTACAACAGTTAATAACAAAAGGAACACCATATACGTACACTATGACTAAGACTGATGCGGAAGCATTCCGTCTTGAGTTTTTATGCGATAAGCTCTATAAACTCGATGATGATAAAAACAAATTGACATGGTATTATGCGGTTAAGATTGAGTATAAATTGACTACAGATTCAACGTGGATCTTTGCGGGAATACATGAGATTAATAAGAAATCCGATTCCGAATTTTCACGATACTTCATGTCTGAATATCTTACTGCAGGAAAATATGATATTAGGGTTACAAAAATATCAGATGACCAAGAAGGGAACTTAGTGGGAAATGTGTATTTTAATAGTGTTTCTGAAATGGTGTCTGTAAGACCAGTATACCCATCCACAGCACTATTAGGGATACGCTTGATTGCCTCTGATAAGTTATCCAATGATATGCCGAATGTGACTTGTCTAGTCGCAGGGAAAAAAGTAAGCGTCCCTGACGTCAAAGACGGAGGAGACAATCCAATTGATTGGGAAGACTATTATTGGAACGCTGACAATAATGAATTCAGAAAACTATCTCTCGACACCTCTCTAGTGTGGGATGGATCAACTTATAGGGACGAATGGAGCGCCAACCCAGTATGGTGTCTAAAAGATTTATTGCTTAATGAAAGATATGGACTAGGAAAATTTATATCTGCCTCAGATATAGACGATTCCTCTTTTTTAGCTGCAGCTAAATATTGTGAAGAAGGCGTAGACGATCTAAATAGCAACAAAGAAAAGAGGATGTGGCTTGATATAGTCATTGACAATAAGGAAGATGCGCTCGATTCCATTCAAAGAATATGTTCAACGTTTAGAGGACAATTGCATCTCTCAGGTGGTAAGGTTACGCTGACTATCGAGAAGCAGGCAAGCGAAGTTTATTTATTCAATATGAGTAGCATTACATCAGGAAGCTTCAGTATAAAATATCTTCCCACGAAAGCGATCCCTAATTCAATAAACGTAACATACACAAACAAGGATAAGGATTACCAAAGAGACTCCTTTGATATAGGCGATGAATCAACGGTAGCAAGCGGAGAGAGCGAACGATGGAAGGCAGTCCAATTTATAGGAGTAACAAGAGTCTCACAAGTAATGCGTGAGATGACAATTTTATTAAAGAAATATAAATATAATACCAAACCCATCAGTTTTAAAGCGGGTATAGGTGCATTCACCGCAGAAGTAGGGGACATTTTTGCATTTCAAAATGATTTGCCTGCGTGGGGTGATGGAGGACGGGTGATGAAGAACTCAACCTCTACGCTGATTAAATTAGATAAAGAAGTTACTGTTGGTAGTGGTACTTTTGAAATAAAGATCAAGAACGGCCTTACCGATACAGTTGAAAAGAGAACAATCATAAGTTCGCCTGGTACATATACAGAAATAACCGTCGGGACACCGTTCACCTTTGACCCCATAGAATACGATGAGTGGAATTTTGGGGAAGAAGATCACACAGATGAGAAATATAGGGTTATAGCCACAACTAAAAATAGAAACGGCACTGTTAATATTTCAGCCATTCAATATACTGAAGAAGTTTATGATTATAGTGGCATCACTATACCTGAAGATGATTTCAAATATTTATCACTAGACATCCAAAACTGCACTAACCTAATTATCGAAGAAGAAGCGGCCAAGTTAAATGACGGCACTATTTCGGATGTTATAAACGTTAGTTTCAAAAAGCCTGCCGAGAGCGCAAGGTGGATTAAAAAGGTCAAGACTTTTGAAATATGGCTTTCAGATGACGATGGTATATCATGGGATAAAATAGGTGGAACAGATAAAGAATTTTTTGTCATTAATCAAACATTCACTGTTGATACACGATACACGGTGTCCGTTGTTTCAGTCACATCGGAAGGCGAAAGCAAAGTACCATCGAATAGCCCACAAGCGTCCCTGACAATTGAGGGGTGGAGAAATGAGCCGTCCAATGTCCAGAATTTAACATATACTTTTGAAGACGAGATTAAATTAGAATGGGACAATAATCCAGAAGAAAATATATCAGGATATGAAATAAGGATAAGGAACGATAACTGGGGCGTCCAAGACGGTTGGTTTGTATGGAGAGGCAAAGCGGACGGGTACACCATAGTAAGGCCAACCCAGAGAGACGGTATTACATATTACATAAAAGCGGTAAACACGTCAGGTATATATTCACCGTTGGCGTCTTATGTTACACCGTTTAATACCGAACCTTCTGCGCCTACGTTGACTCACACTGCATTGTTCCAAAAGGCATTTTTAAAATGGGATGATATATCTGACGCAGATTTAGTCGAGTACGAAGTTTGGCAAAATTCTACGCAATTTTGGGCAGGCGCTGAACAAGCAGGGGAAGATCTTATCCATAAGTCCAAGGGAACATCGGCTTTAATAACGATCCCTTATGATCCCACTTATTTCAGAGTGAGAGCAGTCGATAAATATGAAGGGGGGGCGTGGTCTAACACAGTAAGCATCGCTCCTATTCAGATTGAAACTGGAGACATAGGAGTCGGCGAAATAAAAGAACAGAATATAGCATCCTCTTCTATAACTGCAGGGCATATTGCCGCAGGGGAAATACTTGCACACCATATCGGGGTTAATGAAGTAATTGCGGAGAAGATTCTCGTATCAGATCTCTCGGCAATTTCAGCAGATCTAGGAATAATAAATGCAGGAACTATCACGGGTGCGTTGATACGGACATCGGACGGCCTGAACAGGACAGAGCTAACCAATGCGGGTTTATTTAGTTACGATGATTTTGGTACTATGACCATTAAATTGGATTCGGGGGAACTATGTCTCATCGATCCCAACAATCCAGAGTTTTATTCATATCTGAGTTCAGGATCACTCATATTTCACCACCCATACGGAACAGTCCCATACGTGAAAAGAATTGTATCAGGACAGGCCTGTGCGGGAACAACTGTGACTTTGTGCCAATGGTATGAGATGCCAGAAGTATCAGTAACAATAAATAATCTAATTTCTTATGATCCAGATGCATCAGAATCATCCCAAGAATGGTGCGTGTATTCTGATAACAAAAGATATTTTGATAATGGCGGAGGAGACTTTGGATGGAAATTTGACGTTCACGCAAAACTTGTAGTATCGG